GTAGAGTTTCAGATCCACGTTTTCCCAAACATTCACAAGTTGAAAATGGGAAGTGTAAGATCTGGATGAGCACGCTTGAATATCAGAGGTTCATGAACACGACAGCGAAAGCGTTTTTCGAGAACCAGCGCGTGTACACGAGTTCTACTAGAGCCATAAACAAGGCTCAGTGTTGTCTCAAATGTGGTGTCATTCTGGAACATACAGGCTGCACATCCGAAAAGTGTGAATTGGTACCTCAATTCGAGCTACCCACTATGGACATTGTCAATGGTATCTTAGGTTCGGCCGTGTACTCGTTATGCGAAAGCACTCTCAAGCTGAACGAAGGACACTTAACGAATCTCGGCACAGGGTTGTTGGGACGATTTTACGGCATGCTCGTACGACTTGGCTCGCCAGGGCTAGTCGTGATATCCGTGATTTTGGCAGTACTACTGTATTTTTCGTTGGGCTGTCTTTTACATCTAACATTGGTTGCAGTCTTGGCTTTCTTTACGCTCAATCCCTTGTACTTGTTAAGTCAGGGATGGCTGAGCATTTTGTCACTTTGCGTCTATTATTTCATTGCTGTATGTAGCTTCTGGTGGCTCAAACGCATCCTGCGTAAAGCTATATCTAGAGCTATATCTGACTATACCGCCGACGCACTCTGTCAAGTTCTTTACATCGGAACTCTCGGGGGTGCGGCAATGGCGGTGTTCAATTCATTTCGTAATCTGAACAGCATCCAGCAACAGGGTAACATTGTAACTCCTACAGTAGAGAGCATAGCGGAGAGAGCACAGGAAGTAAACGTCTGGAAGAAAATGTCGGTGTCGAAACCCGTGAAACCCGCAGTAAGCTCACCTGGCGAACACACGATGAATGTCGTAAATAAGCACGGCGTATATCTCCATAAAAAGGGATGCGCTACTAAAGCTTTCGGCATTATGTTGGGACGCTCAGAACTTCTTTTGAATACTCACGTGTGGAACGCAATTAAAGACGAAGAAATCAAGATTGAGCGTCGGACTAACATGGGACATTGTATTGTCACACGATGGCGAGGTTACGCCTCATCAACGGTGCATTCGGATTTAACAGTTGTCGTATTGACGAAGTCGTTACCCGTTGGTGACGGTATCATGTCACGTCTTGCAGAAAATGTGGACCATCTTAAGTTCGCACGAGTACACGTACAGTATCCAAGGGATGTCCCGGTGACGGAAGCTTTATGGACCACGTCTCTCATCACGAATAACGCGCACAGAGATCAAAAGAAATCTCCAGGAGCACTGATGACGGGTTGCAACAGCCAGAATGGCGACTGTGGTGCACTTTACGTGCTCGCGGATACACCGGGTGCAATTGTTGGAATTCACTGTGGTGGTTCAAAGAATTATTTTGGTGGTAGCACTGCTGCTGCATTTTCACTGACAAAAGGCATAGTATCCGAGTTAGTCTCGAACGCTGTGAACGACGTCAAGAAACGTGAAGTATTCGCTAGTTCGACATATAAAGCACCTGCAGCTCTGACAGATGAAGATGTAGAGATGCAGTACCACGATGATGGGGCAAAAATTGAAATGTCTGAGAGTCTTCACGATCGTTCCTTCGCTAACTTTATGCCCGATGGTGACATTGCATGTGACACTATGACTGCATACGGTAGCATCAATACCATGCGAGGAAAGCCTACGACGAAAGTACGTAAAACGCCTTTGCACGACACGTTGATCGAAATAGGAGTTGAACCCACATGTGGGAAACCGCAGTTCAAGGCGGATCGTGCTTACAGTCTTGCCATGCAAAAAGCCACAACGCACACTGGCAACAATTTCAAACCGGAGTTGTTAGCGAGGGCCCAAGACAGCTATCTTCAACATGTTGAGGAAGGTTTGTCGAGTCTACGCCGTAACACCGACGTGAAAACTTTGACGTGCCATGAGGCGCTTAATGGTAACGCGTTGGAACATTTGCGTGGATACAAATTCATTAATCAGATGCCTACGCAAACGTCTTCAGGGACTTTTTTCCGCGAAAGTAAAGTCGATTACATTGACATTACTTACGAAGGTGACGGTAGAAAAATTCTTCATGCCAAACCTTTTTTGGAACAGCGATTCACCAAGATTAGAACAACAGTGGAAACTGGAAAGCGAACTGGTGTCGTTGCACGCGGTACACTGAAAGACGAACCGACAGCTTTTGCCAAGATTGAGAAGGGGAAATATCGCATATTCCTAATTTTCGATTTTGATTGGAACCTGGTTTTGAAAAGCTATTTGGCACCTTTGGCAAATGACCTGTATTCCATACCGTTAAGGTCTGGTCTACTCCAAGGTACGAATGCCATGACTGACGAATGGACCCAGATTTATGACCATTTGGTTACTTTTGGTCCACACGTGTCATGCTGCGACTACAGTGGGTTTGACATCACGTTGAACGGACAAGTTATTCGCGCAGCGGGCGAAGTCTTATGCACACTGGCACAGAGAAAAGGTTACACCGATGACCAAGTCAAAGGAATGTGGACCATGATTTGCGAGTTGGCAGATGGCGTCATGATATTCAATGGTACAGTGATTTCCACCGATTCATGGTGGGGATCTGGTAACTGGGGAACCATCCTCATAGGTGGAATTTCAAATAATCTCATGTTAATTAGTGCATGGTTTCGACTCAAAACCTGTGATGGTCCGAATTTTCACGACCACAACCGGCTTGGAACCGTGGGTGATGACAATGTGTTATCTACTCGTGATCCGAATTTCAACATGAAGTTCTTACAAACCTATTTTGCAGAACACAATATGCTGTTTACAGACGCTTCAAAGAACGCTATCGACCGTGATTTTGTTCCATTGGATGAGGTTGAATTATGCAAACGCAAGTGGGTAGTGAACGAATATGTGAAGGAAAAGTACGGCAAGATTTATTATAATGCGCCAATTGTACTTGATTCCATCTACAAACCATTGTTTCACATGTTCAAACCTTCTGAGGAATGCGACATACCAGCAAATTTGGCTGGAACACTGAGCAACGCTCTGCGAGAGTTAGCTCGGCACAATAAGGAGACTTACGAACATCACCGTAACATCATTTCCACAGCTGTAGACATGAGCGAGTTGCCATATACACTGGACGAGCTGCCTGGCGCAGAAAATTCATATGAGGAATGGCAAGAAGAATTGCTCAAGGCGAG